CATTCATCGTGAATGTTTGCGACAAACTTAAAATCAATATTAACTTTTTTAAGTCTATCATTAAGAAGAGATAAACCTTTTTTCATAACAATGGCACCACCGCCTTGAAGCAAAGTATTAAGTGCTGCATGTTTATGTCTTAAAAATATTTTTCTTCCATCTAATCCTTTGAGGAAACCTTTGCTAGATGCTCTGTCAACTCTAGTTTTAAGAGTTGCAAGTGTTGGTAGACTACTAAGAAAGCGTTCTCGCAACTTCTTACCTTCTGTTCTACTTCCTCCAATGATGCTTCCAATCTTCTCGTCTCCTGCTCCGTATATGAGGGCATAGATGAAAGTCTTTGCCTCATCTCTTGATTTAAGTCCAGCAAATTTTTGGTTAGCTGTGTGAATATCTCCGTTGATAATTTCATTTATATACTCCTCGTCAGCCATATAATGTGCTAACATTCTAAGTTCTAATCCTGATGCATCAACACCTACTAAATTGTAACCTTCAGGAACAATCCAACAAGCTCGGCATTCTTTTCCGTATGGACTGTAAACAGCAGGAACTTGAGCCATGTTAGGATTTCTATGAGCCATCCTACCAGTAATAGTTCCTGTTGAAATAACAGAACCGTGAACTCTCCCATCTTCTTTAACTGCATCAATCCATGATTCAATTTGGGCAGCTCTTTTTTGTAATAATAAAAACTCAGCAATTAACTGAGCTTCTTTAATATGTGTTATTTTACTTAAAGTTCCTTCATCAACAATAGGTTGTCCTGTTGGTGTAAATCTTTTAGGAACCCAACCAAAATCTGTAAGGTATTCTCCAATTTGTTTTCTGCTTCCAAGATTAAATTCTTGTAATTCTTTTCGAATAAAAGGAGTAATATTTTTTGTTTCAACTCTTTCATCATATTCAAGTTTAGTTAAGCCTGACTTAGATAGAGTTCCATCTTTTTTTAATTTAGGTTTTATCTCTTTAACATCAACCCATCTTGGTTTGAATGTTGCATGAACTTCATCTTCAACTTCTTTCTTACGTTGATTCAAAGAGCTTAATAAAAATGTAGCATTCTTTTCGTCAAACAGAAAGCCATTCAATTCTTGGTCCTGTAATATTTTACAAGTCTCATGCTCAATTAAAACAGATTCTTTACTAAAGCCTATACTATCTTGTCTTAATTTTTCTAAGACTTTTTTATTAAGACGTACATCTTGAATACAATAGTCTAACATTTCTTTACTAAACTCTGTAAATCTAGGAGCCTTTGACTTAGGGCATTTGAGTTTCCATCCCCACTTCTCCAAACTGTGTCCACCTTCTCGTGTTGGGTGGAGCAATCTTGATAGGGTCAAGGTATCAAGAATTTCAGCATGGTCATAGAGGTTTACCTGCATAAGTTTATTTATAGCAGGGATATCAAATCCGATTATGTTGTGACCAACTAGAGTATCGGCTGACTTTAAAAACTCAATGCCCTCGTCAATTTGATTAGGTTCAAATGAATAAACATTATCAGCTTCATCTATTGCAACAATACACCAAATGATAGAAGCAGGAGGCATGGTTTCTAACTCTCCAGTCTCCTCATTTTTTACAGTTGACTCCCAAAGAAGTCCGTCTGTTTCAATATCAAAAACTAATTCCATTATATTATCCTAAAATGCAGTAAAGTTATCTTCAATATGATTAAATTCAGTATCAAAATGTTCTGATAATCTTCCTGTTTGTTTATCATATATCAATGCAGTAGCCATACCAACATCACCCGTGTATCTTGATTTCAATACACGTAGTCTCGTTGTTCTAGCTTCATCAGGGTCATCAGATTGTTGATTTCTTTCAAGTGCAATAACACAATCAGATAATTGTCCAATACTATTAGACCCTCTGAGGTGAGAGAGACTGACTTCAATACCATTTTCATGTCCTTTGTTACCATCGACACGTCTAAGATGGGACACAAGAATAAGACCTGCACCAGTCTCTTCAACTAAACTTCTAAGTCTAGTCATAATATTGTCAATGGCTCGTCTCTCATCACCTTCGGCAAGGGCACTAACTAACATATGTAAGTGGTCTACTACCACCCATTTACAATCGCAACCTACAATAAGATATCTAAGCTTTGCAAAGATATCATCAATCTCATTTGTTCCAAAGTGAGCATGGATAAAAACTTTATCATCTGAAAATACTTTTTGAAACATATTAATTAAAGTATCTTCACTAAACTTTTCTCTTTCTTGGTCAACATACAATCTTGCATTTGCTTCAATGGATAGAATACCATCAACAGTTCTTCTCCAATCTTCTTCCAGTGCTATAATGCCTACGTTGTCATTGGTATTTTTTACAAGCCAGTGTTCTAACTCCCGTGTAATACTAGACTTACCAAGTCCTGTTCCACCTGTAAGAGTTACAAGCTCACCCTGACGTAGTCCGTAAAGCTTTTCATTCAAACCTCTCCAAGGATAAGGTACTGACTCTTTCTTTTCTCTGTTTAAAAAAGCTTTTTGTTTTTCAGATACACGGATGATACCACTTGGAGTATAAATCTTAGCATCCCACCAAGCATTTGTAAACTCTTTGAATTTACCCTTGATAAGCATATCATTAGCATCTTTATATCCATTTGGTAATGTAACAATTTTTGCTTTGCCGGGTTTAAGAATAGTTGCTACCTTCTTAGCAGCTTCCTGTCCTTGTTTATCTTTATCAAAACAAATAACGATATTATCAAAACTTTCAACATATTCTAAGTTTTCTTTAATATCTTTAACAGCACCTGCTGCTCCTCTGATAATGGATACGACAGCCCACTTGCTACCTAGTAACTCATAGGCTGCCATTGCATCACATTCTCCCTCAACTATCGTGAGGTATTTACCACCTTCTTTAAATAACTGTTGCCCAAATAAACCTACACCGTTTGGTGTGACATCATAAGAAAACTTTTTATCTCTTACATATCTAATTTTATTTGAAGTCAATTCATTATTAATATATAAAGGATAAATATGTTGAGCAAGTTGTCCTGCATTATCGTAGACAACTTTAACTCCATATTTCTCTGCTGTTTCTTTAGATATATTTCTATCTGAAAGTTTTGCAAAAACTCCACCATGTGCGTTGAGTTCTCTAACTGTTTCTTTGATAGTTGATTCTACAAAATTATTTGTAGTTGTACGAACACTGTCCAGTCCCTTCGGAAAGAACTCATCACAACTAAAACATTTAGCTGAACCATCTTTATTAATAGATAGTGCATCACTGCTTTCACAGGATGGACACGGTTGATGATATTTAATAAACTGTAAATTATTTTCCATAGTTTGACCCTTAAAAATGCTAGGTATCTAAATTAATAGACACCTAGCTAGGAGATAATTAAATAGACTTACTCAGTTTCAGTCTCATTAATTTCATTGGTTGACTCAACTTTTGCTTCATCACACTCTAAAATTAACTGTTCTAAGTTAGCTCTATGGGTGCGACTAGCAAAGTCTAAAGCTTCAATAACGACTTGCAAAGTCCCTACTTTTTGTATAGTTATAGTAGCTTCCTGCTTCTTTTGCTCATCGTTAATTTTATTGATGTCGAATACGTTTTCACCACTTTCATTTTTAATAGTGATAATCATTAAAACTCCTCCCCACCTTCAATAGCTTCAAACTCTGCACCATCGCCTGACTTATATTGAACTAAGTCAAGAACTTGCATAGCTTGAAAGTCAAGTCCTTTAAAGTTTCCGAACTTGTTAGAAACTTCCCACTCGTTATACTGAATCTTAACTCGTGACCCATTACCAACTAACTCGTCCATTGGAACTTTGTTAGTATCAAGAAGTAAAGGAGCTTTCCTAACCATTCCATTAGGTCCATTCACCTTACGCTTGAAGTTAATAGAACGACCAACCACTTCATCATTCACGGTCAAAGTTTTAACTTTAAAACCACGACTCTGAAAGTCATTAGCCACCTCATCATCTACCACTAAGTCAACTGTATACACAGGTTCAAACTTAGTATTAGGTGTTGTTACACTAGCCCAGTAGGCTATTCCTTCTTGTATTGCCATATATTTTCTCCTTTTGGTTTTGGCATTATTGCGAAATGCATTATACACGATGACAGAAAATCTGTCAACCCCTAATCTTTAATTTCTCTAAGAATATCTTCCAAAGATATATAACTATTATCAAAAAGCGTTACAAGAAATTCGTTAGCATTTTTCTTTTCTACTTCATAACTTATTTTATTTTCATAAAATTCTTTATAGTTATTAGTTACATACTCTTCAAATAACTGCAAGTCTTTCTTGTCAAAGATAGCTGTCTCTCCTTCAGCCATCATTCTTTCGTATATGTAATTCATGCAACCTCCTGTGTTGTCCACCAATTAGGCTTGGGTCTATTTTGTTCCCACTTAGCGTAGTGTTTTTCGTTAATGCAGTAATTACGATAAGCAATAGTAGCATCCTCATTCTTGTACTCCTCAGGCATA